TCCTTCTCGTAACCGCCGATTGTCAGGTTCTCCGTATCCCACAGCAGGCCGCAAAGCTCGATTTCGTTTTTTATCATTTTCATTCAGAATTAGTCTGTCACAAATCCAGTTTCGGATGATCGAAAGTCCCCATTTTCGACCCTTTGGCGGGCAGGGGCGATCCGTAATAGTATGTCTTGTATTTCGCCACCGTCCGGCCGCTGTCGTCCTTGCGGATATTCCAGTAGTATTCGATAGGCATACCCTGCTTGATTAAGCGGGATATGACCTTGCGGGAATCGCTCGTTTGCCCGAGGCGGTTCGCCTGTGCTGTCGTCATGCGAATGCCGGCCAAAAAGGCCGCCTTGATTCTTTCCTGTGGTCCGTATGGCTGTGAATGTGACATAAGCTCGATTTCTTAAAAACCCTCCGGGGCCGTCGCGGATGCGGAGGGGGTGAATCAACCTAAAACTAACCTAACAACCTACGACAGGTAGGGATCGTTCTTGAGCCTCGTCAGGTCGAAGTCGTTGGCGACCTCTCCGTCGGGCAAGTAGGTTTTCAAATCGGCCGAGACGATGAACAGTTTAGGGTCCTCGAAGCGGCTTTCGTAAATCATCACGGATATATTCAGATCGCTGTGAAATCTGTCCGTGTCGTATTCGATCTTATCGCAGAAGTCTCCCCGATGCTCACATGATTTGTCCTCGACCAGCATCGCCAACTGGTAGTAATCTTCGTTTGTCAGACGTATCATAAGGCGGCAGGGTTAAGAAGTGAACACTTGATTTTCCCTGCAACTATCGTATGGCTCGGGTATTGTCGCTTGATTTCATTGCAGGCCATACCGATAGCCTCCTCCTCGTTAGAGGCTTGGAAAATGTCGGTAATGAGAATGCCCGATTTGAAATCGTCCGCAAACCGGCCGAGGGCATGAATCGAAACTTTGTAGATCGGTGACGGGCACTTGGTAGATTCGAACGCTTTTCGGATGAGCGTTTCGGCCGGTCTCTTTTTACCGGATGCAGTTAGGGTACTATTATTCCCCTTACCGCTAATTTCATTGACGTTTGGCATGGAATGAAATTTTGCGTTATGTCTAAATATAGAAAGGGCGAGCCTTTCCCTTATCGTCGCCAAACGTCCAAACCTGATCGGATCAGATTTGCCAGAGAATAGGCCCGCCGGAGCGGTATTGAAAAATATGTAATCTTCCGGATTTCTCCGATCAGATCGAACGTTTGGCAACAGCAAAGATGCAAAACCTTTTTGACTTTGCAAACTTTTTACCTGAATATTTTTACAAACCGCCGTCATTCTTGTTGTCTTTTGAAAACCATCCCCGCAGGGATTGTCAAACCGTTTCGCTTTCTGTCATGAAAGGTGCGGGGATGGTTAATTTTAATATCTTTGTAAATGTCAAACCGTAAATGTTATGAAAGGATTTATTGAAGTTACCGAGGAGTTCTCTGATTTTGACGATGTCATAACCACGTCTAAACGATTAATCAATCCTCAACACATCATAACTCTATCACCTTTATCTGGTTACAATCACGGGAATAACAAAACTGAAATACACATTGATTGTGTTAAAATGCACCCCGAGCCCAACTTTAGGTCCCCCCAAATGGTTATTGAAGTATTAGAATCATACGAAGAAATCCGCTCTATGATTGACGAAGCAATGGAATGAAAACTTTACTTTTTGTCGGATCGTTCATTGATTACACCAGTTTCAATAAATTGAATAGCTTTCGACATGTGCTCGTAAGACAATTGGTGACACATGCCGAGTTGTCGAAAAAAGAGTTCCTTTCTTAATTTCCGTTCTCTGCGTTTTTTGAAATAGCAAAATAATGTTTTCATCTTCATTAAGTTAAAATGTCCGTAATAAGGTGATCATAACCATACGTATTATGATTTAGAGGAAAGGTCGGGAATCGAACCCGAAACTGCCTGCCAATATGTACCGCCTACCGTACTCGTGCAATCTCTCGGCATCTCTCGGCTACGAGCTTAACGCTTCTTGCATCGCCATCCTTTCCTGCCGTCGCAAGCTCTACCGGCTCGCTTGGTCTATTAATGTTTGCTCGCTGGCGGAGCCTTTCGGATATTGCTCTGCCAGCTTAAGAAGAGCGATACGCTCCTTGTTTTTCTGGGCCTCGCTTTGCGGACCGTCGTGTAATTGAATCTCGTCGTTCATGGCTTTTTTGTTTTTATACTCCAAAATTGCGCTGTAGCCGAACACGGCCAGAAAAAGCGCGGGAAACGTCAAAATCATAAGATCGTGGGACCTAACTTTTCAGCCTGTTTTAAAGCGAGAATTTCGAGTCGGCTGTAAATGATAGGAGAGGTAGATTTATTGCCTTTACGAACCGGATGCAGATTCCCCGCAGCAGTATGTCGATCAATCCAACCCTCCCCAGCAAATTCATAAGCCTGACGGCGCGTCATTTCGTCCGAAAGAGGCTTTTGCAATTTCACAGTCGCCGCAGCACCTAACTCTGCAACTTCCATAATATGCTGTTTTAAAGTAAAGAGGTCCATAATTCAAAACTCCGTTATATACTCCGTTTCATTTCTCCGGCCTCGGCGTACCCGCCGGGCTATCGAATCGCAGTTCCCGATCTGGGAGCAGAACAGTATCAGCAGCATGATCGCTCCTGCCTTGCGCCTGATCGGCGACAGATCGAAGCTGATCCCAAAGCGGGTGCAAAACCACCACGCAGGGAGCTCGCCCGGCGTTATGCCGATCTTCTCACATGCACTCCGAATCTGATTCGTAACCGTGTGTACCGATTTGCAAAGTCTGACGGCGATGATCTTATAAGGACATCCCCACGCAACAAACTGAACGACCCGGTTCTCCTCGGCGGTGAGTTTCGCATCTACGTTCATGGCTGCTATTCATATCCCCAAGGGGAGGTAACGTCATATTTGGCAAATACTGCCTCGATTGCCGCCCGTTCGGCCGGAGTGTGGTCTACCTTACCATCACGGCGGTTATACCATTGATAGCGGCTCTTGATCCGCAATGCGGCCATGATCTCTTTTCGGATCATCACCTGAAATCTTGCTTGTGTGTCGCCAAGCCCCTTTCTGAAAGCGTTAATCATATATGGTCTGTGTTTGAAAAGCACCTCCGCCGATGAAATTCAATGCCACTCAAATTTTATCGTTATGATGCAGAGGTGCTTGGTTTTGACTATTTTTGTAATGCCACTTAAATTTTCGTTATGAAAATCGCAGAAGAAGATTTGCCAATATTGAATTGCATAATGACCGAACTACGAAGCAAGGGTTATGTAATGCCTTCGCGTCTACTCGATTTGGTAAACTTCGATGAATCGAGAGCACATCGAATAGTTGCGATATGCAAGTTTTACGGTGTCGGCCAACAAGGCAAACATGCAGACGAGTTTGAGTTACGACCCACCGATTCAATTCAGCAGAAAGCGGCACTCGATATATTCGGCAGTACCTTTCAAGATCAGCAACAAAAGGCTGAGAGAAATTCTCTTTTTGTGCAGGACTTGAAGCTGTGCATCAAAGAACGGAAGCGTAACAAGTGGCTGTCAATCGCTGCAATAGCAGTCAGCCTACTTTCTCTTGCTATCTCTATCTTTAAATAGCCATACGGCAGCCTCGTATTCGTTTTTCGGGAAATCACACTGTCGCTCTTTCCATAGAAGATACTTCCTGATAGTTTCTGGCGATTCGTTCAATACAACTTCAGGGCGTACCTGTGCAACGTTTTTCCACCGCTTGCCTATTTTCCTTTGTAGGATAATGGCAGCACCCCAATATTCCCAGCAAAATCGTTTAACAACGACTCGTGTCGTCGAATCGAGTTGATCTACTATTCTCATAATTATTCAAACTTGTGCCCTGTCGGGAGTCGAACCCGTGACAGCAATCCATCCGCGCAGGGCAGGGGCTTAACAACGTCAAAGAGCCTTGTTTTTCCCGCAAATAGTGTATATTTGCTATTTACAGTAAGTTTAATTCGGCATACATTTGCTGGTGTCGATTAAACACATTGCAAATATATAGCAAAACTAATCGAAAACAAAACATTTGATTAGTTTTTTAAAATAAAAATTATAACTCACTATGGATTCTCCTGTAAAACAAAGACTTAAAGCATTCATAAAACACGAAGGGCTATCCATAAGACAGTTCTGCTTGAAAATAGGAGCCTCTCCTGCTTTTGTAGCCAATATTGTCAAATCAATTCAACCCGACCGAGTGAATAGTATATCTAATCAGTTTCCTGATTTAAATATTGGCTGGCTTCTCACCGGAGAGGGTGAAATGCTGAAGGCCGACGCAATGACATCGACTACATCAAACGCTTTCACGGGCCATACGAACGAAGAAATTAAACAGATGATCGCCAATCAGTTTAAGGAGCACTTATTGGAGATGTACGACGAGGGCAGAGCATACCCCGCCGGGATCGTCTCGGAACTGCTCCGAGAGAAAGAGGAGCGAATCTCCGCATTGCAAAAGGAAGTTTGGGAATTACGCAAAGAGTTGGAAAGTGTGCAACGCAGTAGAGTACCCGACCCAACCAATCGACAACGACAAGACAAATAAAAGAAATCCCGGCCTGACTGACCGGGATTTCTTTTAGCATAGTATGTTCTTGCGAAAAAGTAGAACTCTTTGAATCGTTGTCGCTGCCGCTCGCCGTTCTCCTTCTTGCAGGGCAGCCTTAATCAATGACTTTAGGTTTGATTTTTGCTCATCGAGTTTTAGGTTTTTGGGATAAGAAATTGTGCTGGGTGAGTTACATAACTCCCTATCCCAATTTTCTGCTACATCCTTCATAATAGGGTGAAAATTAGGTAGGTAATTGATGTAAAAAAAGGCCATCTTCCCCGTTCTTGACAGGAACATCGCTCAAAAGGTGAGCTTAGGGGGTTGATGGCCTTATATACAATACCCAGCCGGATGTTGGCACCCGACAAACTCAAACTTTTTTACGATGTCCCTGTCAAGAACATGCTAAAAATAGCAATAATTTCTGATTTATCGGTGAATTTTGACGAGAAAATATTGTATTTCGATCAGAATATTGATACTTTAGCACATACAAACTCACCCAACAAACCTAAAACTACCATGTATGGATTTCAAAGATCAGATCAAACTTTTGGGTGATCGCATATCTAAATTAAAAGACAACATCGGAACCGAGGAAGCAACCAAAACTGCATTTATCCTACCTTTCATTCAGGCCCTCGGATATGACATTTTTGATCCGACCGAAGTCGTCCCCGAATACACCTGTGATTTGGGAATCAAGAAAGGCGAGAAAATCGACTACGCAATTTACAAAGACGGACAACCGATCATCTTGGTAGAATGCAAGAATTGGCGCGAATGTCTCGACTGTCATAACGGCCAATTATTCCGATATTACCATGTATCTAACGCCAAATTCGGCCTACTGACTAACGGTATCATTTATAGGTTCTATACCGATCTGGTAGAACCTAATAAAATGGACGAGATATCTGTCGGCTGCATTTCAACAGCAGCAATAAGTATTTGGAAACGTTCGACGCAGAAAAAAGAGGAACGAAACACGCCCTTGAATCGCTCGATGATATCTACAAATACGCGGATCAGATTGTTCAAACCCTTCAATATTACCAAGCATAAAATTGATTTACTAACTTTATTGCACTCATGAAAGCTTTATTCATTTTTGCCACCATGATGGCATTGACTTGTATCAACACTTTTGCACAGGAAATCCCTGAACCCGAATTTGTAGGTGAAGTAGTCGCCATACTGCCCGACGGAAACACAACAAATCTTGAAAAAGAACAGGTTGTAACTCGTACACGAGCCAATGCGGGCGCTCTTATTGCCGGCATAGGAAAAGTTAAAACAAAAATCGTAATTGAATCACCATCTGCAAGTGTCAGACTCAAACCAACAGATGAGATTAAATTGATCGTAAAAGCAGTAGACAACCAAAGCGACCCCCTTTCAATCATTAAAATATTCAGCTTCGACGTAACAAAGACCAAACGTTTGGCAGAGATCGCCTCAATGAGCACATTTGGAAGCATGAAAAACAACAAATTAGAATATTTGCGTTTTTCCGCTGAAAAATACGGGAATCAGTCATATTTAATAACCCTTAAAGATAAACCAAAAGGAGAATATGGGATAACCGTTAGTAATCCCAATCAAAAAGACGAGAAAGAAATCATTGTATCGACCTTTGCGATAGAATAATAATTCAAAAAAACAAGTTTCGTTAATAAAGCCGCTCATTTTGAACGGCTTTATTTTTCCCCCATCGCTCTCCAGTCGAACAGGCCCAGCACCTTTTCATTGGCCGACCAAATGACCGACCAATCACGGTCGATATAGATGTCTGTCACACGCATATCTCGATCCACATGATTCAATGCCTCGTGCACCGTCGCTTTTTCAATACCGACGGCAGCCGAACGGGCGAACGTCGCCCACGAGTGGCGTGCGGCGTAAAAGGTCAGGTTTTCAATTCCGAGCCTTTCCGCAATCGAAGCCAGCCCCCGGCTAAGCGCCCGGTTGAAATTATGGTGATCGGCATAATGTCTGTGGAAACAAAATTGCCGCATTCCGGATTGATCGCAGTATTTTTCCACCAATCCGCGAATAACGTCAGGAATCCGGACGTGCATTTCGGCCCGGTCAACTCGGCGACTGGCTGTTTTGCGACGGTAATATATCAATTCGTCGCCCTTTGTCGGAGGGCAGTCGAACAAATCGACGGCGTTCATCCCGATTAAACAGAACGACAGGAGAAAACAATCGCGAGCCAATTCGACCCGATTAAAATTTCCGGTTATATTATCCTTCTCTGCAACGGGTAGGTCAATAATCGCCTGCATTGCTTCAATCGACAATGCGCGCTTACGGGGTAGGGGTTCAGGCTTGACCTTATACTTCTTAAAAGGAGACCAAGGTATGCGTATCACTCCCGCATCCTCATCGTTAAATTCGTCTTTCGCACGATTATAGGCCGCGCGCAATCGTTCCATGTACAGAGAAACGGCCCGGCCTCCCTTTCCCTGATTACGTTTCTTGCCGCGTTGCGACGGCTCGTCTTCCAAAAAAGCCTCGAACTGTTTCAAAAATCGAGAATTTATTTCGGATATATCGAGCGATTCCCGGCCAATAAACCGCTTCAATGCCCGGATAGCAGTAATGTATAGCCCCCCTGTACCCGGACTCATTGTCGAGGCTATTTTGGTTGTGTAGTCTATAAAATCGAGTCGCCAACCTCCGCCGTCCTGCAGTTTCAATTTAATGTGAGAAACAAGATCGTCGGTAGACATTGAATCAAGCGCTATCCCTAAATTATTACATATCTTTCGACAATTCCGAATCAACTCGTCCGCCTGATCGATTACGTCCTGATCCTTTATTTTCAAACCGCGTGTAACTCCAGAGGAATGTACAAAAATGTTCGTGGCAAGTCGTCGAACTACCCGATTGTGAGTGATCCGGATTTTTACTTGATAAGTACCGTCTTTACGCTTATCCTGCACAACTGCTTTGAATGTAGCCATCCCTCAAATATTCCGTCAACTATCCGTCAACAATTACCCTCAAATATACTCAAATAATGAGGAAAAATGAGGAAGGGGAGGGAAGAAATACTGAGAAAACAAATTCACACGGAAAAGCAAAATGCCCGTAGATCAATGTCTACGGGCATTTTGAACGGGAGAGCGGAAAACGGGACTCGGACC